TTTGGTGAGATTTCATTTTCTTTGTGGTGAGTTAGTAGCTCATGAAGAATTGAAATGCGGGCGCCCGGCCAGGGGTGCCCGTTTCTTTTTGCCCGATTAGGCGCGCCGCGTAAACGTGGTCACGTAGGGCATCTGCAGGGCAGCCGGGTAGTAGACCAGCTCGCCAACGCTATGCTCCTGAATGGCCACCTCGCAGAGGGTAGTAGGCGTGGCAGGCGTGAAAAAGCACTCCTCTACCAGGCCATCTTCTTCCAGCGCGGAGCGGAACGAAGAGTTAGTGGAACCGGGCAGGTACAGGGAAATACCGGTGCTGGTGCGGGCCCAGCCGATGATCGGCGCCGGCGTCGTCTGCACGGGGGCACCGCTCGAAGAGCCGGTTACCGTGTACACAGCGAGCTGATCACCCGGGCGCACCGTCGAGAGCGAAACCTTCTTGCCTTCCGGCGTCACAACTTGATACTGCGGAGCGGCCGCCGCATGCTTGGCGCGCTTCGGGCGGGGCGCACGCTTGGGCTTGGTCGGAGCCCCCATGTTGGCGGCAGCGGCCTTGGTGGTGGTGGAAACAGACGCTACGGAAGTAGCAGTGGCGATTTTCTGAGAAGCTTTCATAAGGTGAAGAATTGAAAAGTGGTTAGGTTGATTAAGCGTTAAGGCGGGGCCAGCCGCCATGAGTTGAGTGTGATTCTAGCTGCAGTTCCGCCGGCGCGATGCCGGCACGCAGCATGGCTTCGAAAGCCAGGGGAAGGTATTTGTGCACGCCGGCTTTGGTCATCTGCGTCAGGCTGCGGCCGCGGCGTATCTGGTCATCCATCCACGCAGCCGTAGCGGCTTTGGCCGGCTCCAGTTGGCGGAGCAGTTCCCGCCCCGAGGTGGAGGGCGGGCAGATGCCGGCGAATACCCCGGCCTGCACGTATTCGGAAGCGGTTTTGCCCGTCAGGCAGCGCATGATGTTGTTATGGTAAGCAGCCAGGCCCTTCGCCCCGGCCGCCTGCTCCAATAGGTGCTCAGCAAGTCCTGTTTCGGCCGCTACCTGCGTCGAACGGGTAGTCAGGCCCAGCAACGGCAGCGCCTGCAGGAGCTGAACGTAGCCGCACAACTGGACTTCCAGTCGCTCGAATTTGGCCAGGAACATCCGCTTTACGTGGGCGTAGTTCTTACCCGAAAACCCGTTTACCAAGCTCTTGAAGCCGGTGCAGGTCATCAGGACGCTGCGCTGGCGCTCATTGTGCTCATCGGTGTAGAAGCCTTCGCCGAAGTGGCAGCTGCGGATAGCCGGCAGCAACTTCAGTTCATCGTAGATGCTCAGAACGTCTTCGTGTTGCTTCTCAAATGCGGCGGCCACCCGCAACGTATCTGTTGCAGCATTGCCAGCCTCGGTAGGGAACACGAACTCTTGCATGGCCTTACGCGCTAACAGGTTCGTCCTGGCTGGCTTTCCAGCTGGCAAAGCCCTCTGGATTCGTCTCCTGCGCCAAGGCTTCGACGGCAGGCCAGTATTTCGAGCCCACGGATTCGCAGAGCACGATGTTGGACAGATAAGCAGACTGTCTGCATTTCGTACGCGCAATCAACTCGCGCAAAAACCCATTGGGCATGAGTTCGCGAATGGTCGGGACTTTTGGTACCATAGCGGTTTAGGGAAATGCCGTACATTGCGGCCGTTCTTTTGATATTGTTAATGCTGTTACAAATGTGTGTAAAGTAATATCAGTATCAAAGTTTTAACTTTCAAAAAAATGATGAAATCTCATGGATGAAATACAAAACACTGTAAATCAAAGACTTCAAAATATAGTTGATGTAATGCATGGAGGGTCTCAAGCCGCTTTTGCGAGACATATATCCGTTAGAACGGGTACGGTAGGTGATATTTTAGGCAAACGGCAAAACAAGCCAGGATTTGAAATCTTGTCTAAAATTGCTTCTGCGTATCCGCTTCTGCGTACAGAATGGCTCCTGACTGGAGATGGACCAATGCTCAAAGAGGATATGCCTATTGAGCCTACCAAACCAATAATCAACTATGATCAGGCTGAAGTAGATGAAAGATTTCTAGATGAAATCTATCGACTACGGTATGAAGGTGCCTTCCAAACTTTCTCAGAACTAGCAGGTCTTCTACAGGCACACCGTAGTATTATTACTGAGATTCAAACAGGTCGTTATCACTGCAATCTTAAACTGATATACATGCTGGATGCATATTTTGAAGTAGACCTTATGTATATCATCCGTGGTGATGACAGTGAGGGAAGGCCTAAGTATCCAAAGCCAGTCTTAACAGCAGGAAGGCCGCCAAGAGCAGTTGTATCTCAAGGTGCTACCCTTGCACAACGGCGGCGACAAAGCGACAAGCAACGGTTAAATAAGACCCTAAATGAAGAGCCAGTCTGGAAACAAATGCTACAGACTATGATAGGAGACAAACAGCATCCTGAGATAAAATCAGATGGTTATATAAAGCACTTAGCCCTGCAAATACTGCCTCTATATGAACAGTCAAACGGCCCCGTCGAAGATCAGGAAGGCTACTTCGCCATGATCCAGCGCGAGGCCCGCGCGTACGCCGCCACGTTGCCAGATGAAAGCATCCTGCTGCCCAACACCAACACCAATACCAACTCCGACACCACCAAATAGCCCTGCCTATGCCATTGCCAGCCCACCCAATGCGGTAGGGCGCCCGAGTTAAACAAAGCCTATAAAGGCATTACTGGTTATTACATAGTAACGCCTCCCCTGCGTCCAGGAGAGGCGTTATGTTGCAAGAGGTGTCGCTCTACTGCTCCGGCACACACACCTGTAAGCCGGAGGAGCGAGGCAAACCTACCAAATCCAGCTGGAAACAATCACCGTTCAGTACGTTGCCGACACATGATTGGGGTTATACAGCGTAGGGGATTTCCGGATTTCCACCTGGATTTCCCAAGAAAATCCGGTGGAAATCCTCCGGAAATCCGATGAATTTCCAAAATAGCAGCTGGGAAATCCACCTGGATTTCCTCAGACCTCTACTCGTTTCAGCAGCCGCTGCACGGACATGGAAAAGAACTCCTTCCCGCGGCGGGTGCGGTAGCCGGACTCGTTGAGCTCCCCGGCAATCTGCTGCAGCGTGTGGCCCTGCGCCTGCAGGAGTGAGGCCAACCGGGCGGCCTGCCGGTTGGCTTGGTGGGTGCGGGCATTCTGCTGGCGCATCTCCTTCCCCCTGGCCACCGCCTCGGCCGTCAGGTTGGCCGGCGTGCCGAGCTGAGCGCCGCGGGCTTTCTTGGCCTGCAGCGCATCCTTGGTGCGTTTGCTGATGGTTTCCCGCTCGTGCTGGGCGATGACGGCGAACAGGCCCACCGTGAGCGTATTGGCATCGGGCATGTCGCAGCACACAAAGTCCACGCCCGAGTCGCGCAGGGCGAAGATGAAGCCGGCGTTCCGGGAGAGGCGGTCGAGCTTGGCGATGAGCAGCGTCCCCCCTACCCTTCTGGCTTCCGCCATGGCCGCCGCCAGCTGCGGCCGGTGGTTCTTCTTGCCGCTCTCCACTTCTACGAATTCTTCTCCTAACTGACCCCCTCCTGTCGCGAAGCTATGCACGGCCGCGCGTTGCGCTTCCAGGCCCAGGCCGGACTGGCCCTGCTTGAGGGTCGAGACCCGGTAGTAGGGAATATACTTCTTCATAGAGGGGCGGTAGGGAGAAAACGGCCCGCAAGATAGGGCCTTATAACGTTTTCTAAACGTCCGTTTGTAAAACGTTACGTGGCCTTCAGGTTACTCGATTACCGTTTATGTGAACGGGGGAAACTTACGTTTACTGTACTATGGGTTATCAGCAGGCCTCCTCCAATAGCAGGTGGGGAAGGGCCTGGGTTGGGTAAACCGTTTCTTTCGGCAATCGGTCCGCAGCGGCTTGCAGGTGACCGGCTTGCACCAACGCCTGGATTTCGTGGGCCTGGTCCGTGATATCGGTTATCTCCACCACCCACTCGTGCACCAACCGAGGCACGGCTTCGCCGGACAACCCAATTTGAATGGCACGATGCGGCAACGGGTTGAGGTGCAGGTCCCGCTCGGGGTCCCATTGAATGCGCACGGGTGCCGCCTGCAGCTGTTCCTTCCACGCCAGCGGGTTCGGATGGGCCGTGGCTACAAAATGGGACAAGCAGGCATGCTGCAAGGCCCAGTCAAGACCAGTACGCCTGATTTTCAAGGCCAGCACCCGTTCCTGGTGCTCTTTCGTGGCCCACCCCGAGCGGTACATCATCCATAGGAACGAGGGCTTAATCCACGTCATGCGCTCCACCTTGAAGGCGGGCACGGCCAGGCTTTGCTGCGCCACGGCCGGGCCGGCAATGCCGGGGGCGTACGCTTGGTAAACGGTGAGCGTGTGCTCGTCGTAGGCCGCACGAATTAGCATAAGAAAAATATAGCGCCGTCATAACGTTTGGCAAGGGATAACCCCACCCGGGACATTATAGCCAGTACGGCAGGTTGTCTGGGGAGAAATACGCGTGTAAATCATCAAAATCGCCCGCTGCCTGGCATTGCTGCAAGTAGTCCACGGCGGCCGCGGCATCTGGGTCGGGCAAGGTCTGCAGGTAAGCAATCGTTGGGTCAATGCCGGCAAAGGCGACCAGTTGAATGTCAAACTCGCAGGCCGTGTCAAAAGTGAGTTGCTTGGTGCGCCAGAGCGCAAGCGCGTCGCGCACGTCGCCGTGCAGGCCGATGAGGTAGCCAGCCAAGCGCAGCCCCTGGGTCGTGGCCAGTCCACTATGCGTATAAGCGTGCACATACCGGGTGCTCAGGGTGGTGAGTAGGGCGCGGGCAAAAGCAATGTTGGGGCGTTGCCGGTAGCAGTAATATAGGCGCATACCTGCGGCCGAATCGTCTTCCTCGTCTGTTATCTGCGCGAGGGCTTGCCCCGAAAGCTGTCCCGTCGTCTCGTAAGCAGCTAATAGGTTACACTCCATACTAGTCAATCAATGCAAGTGATAAAATAAGGCTCCTTAAACTGAATTGCCGCGTTTATGCCTCCACAGTTTCAGCGAACTACGCAACTACGTCCTAAGCAGTACCGCATCTTGTTCATACCACTTAGTGCAGGTTACCACCCTGCTAGCTTATTAAATCGAGGACGAAAGAAGTTTATAGCCGCCGCATTAATGGATGAATCCTGGGCGAGAACGTGTTCTAATGGCTTCCTTAGCTCCTTCATATCAACTCCTTTGCAAGTGTTCCAAGAGAATTCAGTAAGTACATATTCTACACCTAGAGGCGAAGGCGTCAGATAGACGGAATAGCTTAACAGCGCACATTGTGGACTCTTGCCGTACTGAATGACAACGTCATTAAACAGGTGGCCATAGGTTAGCAGCACCTCTGACGTCTCCTCATCCGCTTCCTTTAACTCTTGTTCAGCAGGGTCATCTATCAGTTTCGCAGTGTACCATTTGCGAATAAGCGTTTTACGTTGATGTTCCGTTTTTACCCAAGTCGGCCAAGCCAGAACCCCGTGAAACTCAATTTTCCCCGTTTGTTGATTACGCGGCCAATTTTGACTTGGCTTTAGCGTTTGAGCGAACGCCGGGCAAGTGAGGAGCAAAAGTGCACTGAAGAGCAGACGGAAATTCATATCAGCCAAGCTACGCAATATGCTCTTTCATTTGAACAGCGCGTTTACCTTGCTACCGTTTGCGTGAACTAAGATGTCAGACAACGCTCACTGTGCTTCGTCTTCGCTAGTCCAATAGTTGGGTGTTCGTTCTCGGTTTGGGAACTCCTCCGCGTCATTCACATGGGTGCATCGGGCGAAGGCGTCTTTTACTAACCAGCCTTGAAGCGTATCCGTCCAGAGCGAGCCGTAAACATCGGGTTGCGGATTGCGGCGCGTGGGAGGAACCGGCGTCAAGAAATACACCGGATTCGTTTTCCGGTCGATAATAAGAAAATAAAAGTCGTTGATTGGAAAGATAAAGGGGATGGCCTTTTCTTTCATCTGGTCAAGGGTAAGGCCCTTAATGGTTAAGAGTTCCGCGATGCGCTGCTGGATGTCGGGCAGGTGCTCCGGATAGGAATAGTAGATGGGCGCAACGTGATGGGGGGTGCCGCATTCCCCGTATACGTTGACCCCCGGCACGGTCGTCCCATTCATGACCCGGTAAAAGGCCTGCAATTCTTCCGGGAAATCGAATCCCACGGCCACTTGAAACGCCGCGAGCTCGGGCTCGGTTAACCCCGGCCGCCAGCACGTTCCCGGTTGATGCTGCAGTCCGTAGGCCTCAACGTCCAGCTGTAGTTCAGCAAAATGCCGCTCGCTATGGCCTTTGAACCAATGCATGAATTCACTAAGAGCGGAGGGGTACTGCATATCGACTTACCAAGGTGTTATCTTTCAAGAATACGCTCTTATTTTTGAACGGCAAGTGTTCACCGACCCACCGTTTCGCTGAACACTTGCCTGTTACTGCAAACGCCCTCGAACACGAGCTGTGAGTTCGTCGAGAATGCTTTCTAAGACGACCTTTTGGTCAGGTTGTTCCTGCCCTTCTGCAAAGAGCCGCAGTAGCGAGCAAATAGCTTCGCGCTTCCATAGCTCGCTCAAGCCATGAGCATACTGGGAGAGGGCTTCGTAAGTCAGGGGCATGTCCAACTCCGCGGTTAATGCTGCCACAAGTTCCCCGGGCTCTTGCAAATTGAACGTGGGCCAGTCGGTAACGGCCTCTAGCAAATAGGAAATCTGTTCATCGTTGGGCAACCGGTCCTCGGCTTGGCACAATTCGTTGAATGTAAGAAAGCGAGGCATTACGGAGTCGAGGGTTGAACGGAAAGATACCTGTACAAACGCTCCTTTCGGTGAACGACAGCAATCAGCCCGGCACCAAGTGGCCAGTTGGCCACTTGGTGCCGGGCGAGTTTAAGAAACTCGTCTACGATTCAAAGTTTACGAAACGCGCCGCAGGGATGAGTTTCGTAAACTCCAAACAATAGCTCGGTTCTCCGGCAAAGTACCACAATTCAAGGGTAGAGGCAGTGGGGAGAAAAACCACCACAATTCCGTGATGCCGCTTATAAGTCGGTTTATGTAAAGAAACACGTACAAGATGAATAATCAAGAATGGTGAGAGGTACCTGATACTATGTTGCTGGTTCAATAGTAACAACTAGTTTTACAACTAAATTGACAACCCATACCAGTTCAAGTACGGCAACATGATCTACACGGTAGGCGGCATTAAGGGTGGCAGTGGTAAAACCACAATAGCAACAAATCTGACGATCTACCTCCTCCAACAGGGACGGGACGTTATCCTCATTGATGCCGACGACCAGGAGTCGGCTACGGACTTTACGTCTTTCCGTCACCAATCGCTTGATGGCGACCTGGGTTACACCGCCGTTAAAGTTACCGGTCGGGAACTCAACGCTCAGGTGCAGCGCCTGGCCACGAAATGCGACGACATTGTCATTGATACAGGTGGGCGTGATACGGTCAGCCAGCGGTCGGCCCTGACTATCTCCCATGTGTACTTGGTTCCGTTTGCTCCCCGCTCGCTCGACATCTGGACGCTACGCAAAGTGGAGAACCTCATTGCCGAGGTAGCTCCTTTCAATCCCGGCCTCCGCTCGCTCACCTTCATCAACAAGGCCGACGCCCGCGGTACGTACAAGGAGGAAGCGGCTGAGCTGCTACGGGGTTCCGAGTACCTGCAGTTCCTGGAGACATCGGTAGGAAACCGTATCTCTTTTGCCAATGCTGCGGCTGCCGGTCTCGGTGTGCTGGAAATAAAGCCGGTTGATGAGAAAGCCGTTGTTGAAGTTAACGAGCTGTGTGCAAGCGTACAGGCTGCTATTTCGACAACCAAGTAGAATTCTGAAATTACAACCTGTTTTACAACTAAATAAGCTTGTGTAAACAGATGTTGTACCACAACATTACACGTACCCCATGGCCATCAAGAAACCTAAGCTCGGCCTCCCTCCTACGCCTCCCGCCTCCCTGTCGAATGCGGCCATGCAGGAGATGATCAACAAAGGTGGCTCCGTGCTGGAGTCACCAGCGGCGGTGGCCAAGCCTACACTGGAAGAGGATAAACTCAAGTCCTTTACTTTCAAAATCTACGAAAGCGAACTGGCGCAGATCCGTGCCATTCAGGACAGCTTACCGAAGCGGGACCGCATCTCCATTCACGACTTTGTCTTAGCTGCCGTGAAGGAAAAGATTGGGAAGATGGCAAAGAAAAGCAACTCGAAGTAGTTGATACTTTAGTTGTAAAATAGGTTGTATATATCGCATGCTTTGCGGCCTATGACGCCATGCCTTATAAGGCAGATAGCTGCAACTATAAAAAGAACCAGAAAGAGTTGTTGTTTTAGTTGTAAACTAACTGCTCAACAGGTGATGGTTCAGTGACTTGATGTGCTGAGTTTTTATGAACGCGCGAAATATCTCTAAGTCATCTGCCTGGCGGCTGTTTTCCAGTGCTGCGAAGTACTCCTTCTTATCCTCTCGGAACACAACGGTGAGGGGTTGCCCGAAGTACTGTTGAATATAGTTCATCAACAGGCGGGAGGTACGGCCGTTGCCGTCATTGAATGGATGAATACTCACGAGCTGCTGGTGTGCATCAAAGGCGATGTGCATCTGGTCCTGCAGCGTTGTGGCGGTATCCATGCGTTGACGGAGTTGCCAGGTAAGCTGCTCCACCAGATTAGGAACCTTCTGGGCATTGGGGAATGAACTGGCCCCCATGATGGAGACCTTGTCGACGCGGAAGTCACCCCGGGCCGCATCCGTACTACCCAGGATGCTGTTGGTCTGCAATCCGGTGGTCCGCATCACCGCGCCGGCCAGTTCTTGTAGCAGCTGCACCGAGACGGGGCGCTTCTCATCGGCCCACTGCAGGGCCATATCCAATGCCTGCGCATGGTCGGCCAGCATGTCGTAGCCGTCCCACGGAAGCGTCGGGTCGATGACAGCCTCTTCCTTCACCAGGAAGTCGAATGCCGACTGCACGGTTACCCGCGAGCCCTCGATCATCGTCGAGTGTGCCGATACCAGCACGTGGTTCAACTGCTGACGTGATAGCCGGTCCGCCTCAGGCAACTGGTGCACCAAGGCAGTCAGACGCTCAATCTCTTCCCACTCACTCATGCCGCCATGGCCTGGCGCAGGCGGTCAACGTCGACGGTGGCCAGTGCGACCGGATACTCCAGACCGGAGACGTGGACGACTTGGTGGGCCCAGGCTGCCAGATCGTGCGCGTAGATGACGGGCCGGTCGGCGGCATCATGGTATACCGTCTTACCTTGCATAAAAGCCTCTACGCTGGCGCGTAGCGGAGTCGGGATGTCTTCCAGGGCCTTGTCCCGCGGATCGGTCAGTAAGTGCGTCAGATACGCTCTGAGCGCACGATAGGCTTCTTGGTTGTGAGAGGTCATGGCAGGGTAGGGGAGAAGCTTCAGACTATGCGTTCTTAGCGGGTGATTTGAGCCCGAGCACGGTCAACAGTAGACCGGCTGGGTTCTTGTCGGCCTTGATCTTATCCGTTTTCAGACGGTACATGAATTTGAATAGCTCATTTACGAGTCCTTCGTCCCCGATGATCTGAGCAACGAGCTTCTGGTCTTTGATGCCGAGCGACTCCAGATGTCGGCGGGCCATCAGCACCTTCGCCTGCTCGGGGGACTCATCGAACGGAATCGGTAGCTGCTTGGGCTGCTGCTTGGTTACGTAGAAGCGCACGGCGTTGAAGGAACGCCCCTGCTTGAGCAGGGTATAGCCGATCTTGAGTTCCGTGTTCTCGTTGATCTGGCGCACGGCGATGTCCAGCACTTTTGCCTTTAGATCACTTATACGCTGAAACTGCTCCGGTTCTTTCCCTTTCGGATCTTTGAGTCGAAGCATCAGTTTGAACTCGTCCAGGTCGTAGGTTTTCGTTTCCCCAATGTCCTTCCATTGCGAAGCCATCTGGTAAATGCGCTTGGCGTACTTGCTCGATATCTTCAGGGCGGAGAACAGCTGGAAGGAAGTGAAATTGTTCTTCAGCTCGAACAGGTACGGCCGAATATCTTCCGAGAGGCGAATCCGCAGGTAGCCCTGGCCTTTGACGTACTCCACCTTCTGGAACATCCACAGCTGCACGTACGAGTGGTCGTTCTCCACCTCGAACATACGCGAGCCCATGGATTCGGTGGCTTCCTTCAGTTGTTTGTAGTGCCACTCCCGTCCGGTCATAGCCACCACCTCATTCATGTGAATCTGGTATTCCTGGTTGGGCTTATCTTCCCGGCGCAGCTTGGAGAGCAGGAAGAACAGCAGATCCAGCTGGCAGGCTGTGTAATCGTAGCGGGCCGTAGTGATGGCATTATGCTGCCTGACCTCCAGTGATTCAGATGCTTCCATAGGGGAACGGGATAGAACACAAATATAGAAAAGCAGCGAAAAACTACAACTGTTTTTACAGGACGTTTTTAACTGATAAAAAGTCGTTTTTAACTCTGGTAGTAACTGATAAAAAGTCGTTTTTAACTGATAAAAAGTAGTAGTTCGCTGATAAAAAGTCGTTTTTAACTGATAAAAGGTAGTTTATAAAGCGTGTATTTATCAGATATACAACGAGTTGTGAGTCCTGCAAATAGACAAATACCTAAAAATACACAAGTTGTTGATTCATACGCGAGGTAAAAAAGAGGCTTTTAATAGGTGGTACATAACAGGTGTCGCCGAGAAAAAGCAGCAAAACGGAAAGGCATAAAGAAGTCCATAACCGCATGAAGTGATTGTACTATTTTAATACTTAATTATACTTTGATTGTTCACACACCTAACTCCTGTTTTACTTTATGTGCTGTCACTGTATGATCATAGTTACCACACTCATCCGTTTGAGAAGCCCGACAAGTTGTAAAAACGACTTTTTATCAGTCAGTCCAGACTCACCGCTATCCTGTGAGGGGCCATGCTGTTGCAGAGACTGCTTTGACAGGGTATGACTGATAAAAAGTCGTTTTTCAGGTGTGCCTTTTCTACTCCAATTACCAGACACAAAAGCGATGTTACGACTCGTTGGAACCTAGAATTCTTTGTTGGCAGTAAGTGCTGGCAATTTGAATTTTATAAAGGTCGATGGGTAACCAGTGATTCTACTGACGCTGCAGCCACATTATGTGCAGTGGGGGCGGAGGGTTAATAGCCACGTTGATCGGAGCAAGGCTAATTTGCTCATAGCACCACAAATGCACAGAACTGCCAGACATAAAAAGCCGACCTATTCAAGCTGCTCAACGACCTACTGGTGATAGAACCATCATACGGTAAATGGATCCTTGCAACATGACCAACTATGTCCGGAGAGAGGAGTATCGCTTTATGTATAAATCATAAACCGGGAGATATAATAGCTAGAGAATATACACTTCCTTCGGAAGAGTCTAGCAATAGAACAGACAAGCAAACCGTTAGAGCAGGCGCAACGATTTTCGTTCAATGTATAACTCACTACACATTGACCAAACGCGAGGGTCCTTTTAATTATCACGCATCCTATCTATTCGATCATGGCCTTTGCTATCATTCGCGTCACGAAAATCGCCAGCCGTGAGCAGGCGCAGAGCGCGGCTCATCACAACTACCGGACACAGGACACGCCTAACGCCGACCCGGCTTTGCGACACCTCAACGAGGAACTAGTCAATCACGAGCAGCGCAGTTACTGGGACTTAGCCACGGAGCGTATCGCTGAGCTACAGCTGCCACGCCTGCGCAAGGATGCGGTCCGGGTAGTGGAAGTCTTGCTCACCGCCAGCGAGGAGAAGTTTCCCAAGGATCCGGTAACCGGCCAGCGGGCAGACATCCGGAACTCAAAATGGGTACAGGACAATCTGGACTTTTTACAGAAGCGCTACGGCGCCCAAAACGTCATCGGGTGCATGCTACACCAAGACGAGAGCACTCCCCACCTGCATGCTATGGTCGTTCCGATTACCCAGGAGCAGCGCCTGCATAAGGGTGAAAAGGTGGGAGCTGCCGAGCGGCTATCGGCTCGTGATTTATTCAGCCCCGTGGCTTTGCGGCAGCTGCAAACCGACTATGCCCAGGCCATGGCGCCCTACGGACTCAAGCGGGGTGTGATGTACAGCACGGCTGTACACGAAGACGTACGTCGCTACTACGGAGCCCAGAAAACCAGTCAGCAGGAACTGGCAGCGCTAACCAAGCCCCTAACCCACGTCCCCTTCCAGCTGCCGGCCATGAAGGCACTGGAGCGAATTAGCCCGCAGGCATATCTGGAACGGGAGCAGACCCGGCTGAATGAGCATGCTTCCCAACAGGTGGCCGCCGTCAACGCCAAGCTGGCGCAGGTCTCGACCATCGCCACGGCTAATACGCTGGCACAGGAACGGGTTCGCATTCTGGAAAAGCAGCTGGCCACCAGTAAGGAGCACGAGCAGCGATTGGCAGCTCAGTTGGCCCAAAAAACGCAAGCATTGGCGGAAAAGGAGAAGGCTTTGTCCAACGTGCAGGGACAGTACCACCGCCTGATTGTCCGGACGCTGCAGGGGGAGGGCTTAAACGCGAATCAGACGGAGTTTGGCAGTAAGCAACAAGCCCGCAGCCGGCAACGGGCGGAGCACCTAATCACCACCGCGTTGCGCGGGCCGGTAACGGATCCGAAGCAGGTAAGAGAGATGCTGGATCAGCAAGGCTATAAACTCTTCAGAAATAAGGAGGGTATACTCATCCTGCGGGAGTCGGAAACTGCCGTGCAGCTTATGGTAGTCTCCTTGCGAATCAATGGCCAGCCGCTGAAGGAACAAATGAAGCAGGCCGTCGAACGTACCAGGCAGGAGCAGCTGCAAGAGCAGTTGCAGCAAAAGAGACTGGAGGTCGCGCGCCACCCGCATGCAATGCACGCCACCGTTACGGTACAGGATGCGGGCAAGGCAGAGCGCATTGCAACGGCGTTGGAAAAGGCCGGCGCCAGTGTCTGGCAGAACGCGGTACTACCCGATAAGCGTACGGCTTTAAGCGTGAGCTACGTCTTTGATTGGACTACCGTGGAAAGCATCAACACCGTATTTCGCCAAGCGCGACAAGCGGAAGGCGTAGAGGTACAGGAGGATTATACGCACCACAACAGGCGCGAAGGTGCGGTGCGCATGATTGAGCGGGAACGTGAGCCGAAGGGAATGGATCGGGGAATGTCTATGTAGGGTAGCTCAGTACCAGTAGGAATACACTTGGCCTCGCAAGTGCCAGCAATTTGTGTCACGGCCTTGCTCCAGGTGATAGATTGATCTGATTAGTGTCCGTGTTTTCTTATTGTTACCATCTGCTGTAATCTCCTGGCTCATCTATGAAATCCTGGTATTTTTAAGGCTCCGGAGATACGTCCACCCGGGAAGTCTTTCTTTTTCAATCCAGTTGATGTCCAGTTTCACCTTTCCCCGGGCCGTGCGCATTCCCCTGCTGCTGGCCCTGACCGGATGGCTGAGTTCTGCCGTTCAGGCTCAGACGACCACCACGACCGAGTCCTTTGACACCGGCACCAAGACCACCTATCCGGCCGCGGCTGTCACCCTTAGTACCGGTTCCTGGACCTTCGATGATGCCCTGCTCGGCACCGAGCCTGCCGACCACCGTACCGGCGCCCAGGCTGCCCGCCTCCGGCAGGCCGGCTCGCTGACCATGGACTTCTTCCTGCCCGATGGCGCCTCCACCGTCACGGTGCAGCATGCTGCTTACGGCACCGACGCCACCGCTGCCTTCGAGCTGTGGTACCAGACCCAGGGCTGCCCCGACTGGGTGCGGGTGGGCCAGCCCGTAGTGGCCTCCACCTACACCCTGCAGACCGCTTCCTTCCCGGTCAACATGCCCGGCAGCCTGCGCTTCCAGCTGCGCAAGGTCACCGGTAGCACCGCCCGCCTCAACCTCGACAACTTCACCGTTGCGGCCTTCACTACCACGGCCCCGCCGCCCGTTGCGGCCGACAACCAACACCTGACCATGGGCAACCCCTCCGGGGCCACTGCCGATGTCAACCAGCCTACCAACTACCTGCTGGAAAAGCCCCAGTACGCGCTCAGCTACCACCGCGACCAGGGCAAGCCCACCTGGGTCAGCTGGTATCTGGCTCCCATCTGGCGCGGCTCCGCTTCCCGCCAGGATGATTTCCGCGCCGATAATACGCTGCCCGCCGGCTGGTACCAGGTAGGAGGGAGCAGCTATTCGGGTTCGGGCTTCGACCGGGGCCACAACTGCCCCTCGGCCGACCGGACCAGCTCCGTGGCGGACAACTCGGCTACCTTCCTGATGACCAACATGATTCCCCAGGCGCCCAACAATAACCAGCAGACCTGGGCCGCCCTGGAAAACTACGCCCGTACTCTCATGGACCAGGGCAACGAGCTCTATATCATCATGGGTTCTTACGGCCGGGGAGGCACCGGCTCGGCCGGTTACAAGGAAACCATCGACGCCGGCCGCGTCCAGGTACCGGCCCGCGTGTGGAAGGTGCTGGTGGTGCTGCCCACGGGTAACAACGACGTCAGCCGCGTGTCGGCCGCGACCCGCATCATCGCCATCGACACCCCCAATCAGCAGGGACTGACCGCCAATTGGGGCCCGTTCCGCACCAGCGTCGATGCCATCGAGGCCGCCACCGGCCTCGACCTGCTCTCGGCCCTGCCCGTGAGCGTGCAGCAGGTGGTCGAAGCCCAGGTCGACAACGGCCCGACGAACTAGGGCCCTCCGGTTTCCTTTCCTCCTGATTTTTTCCTTCTTCGATATGCAGGCTTTTTCCTCCCTGACGCGCGTGCTCACGGCCCTGCTGGTGCTGCTGAGTTTCGGCGCGCACGCCCAGCTGACGCTGACCGGTTCGGGTGCCGTCACCCAGGACTTCTCCCTCGGTACCAGCGCCACGGCGGCCCTGCCGACCGGATTTCAGCTGGCCGGCGGCGCTTCCCCCACGTACGGCAACGCGGCCAACACCACCGCCACCACCCAGGCCGGCGGCAGCTCCGGGACCGGGGCGCTGTCCAGCAGCTCCGCCGGCGGGGCCTACAATTTCGCCAACGGGGTGACTGCTTCCAGCACCGAACGGGCGCTGGGCTTTTTGACTTCCGGCAGCTATTCCTCGCCCCGCCACATCCTGCTGGCCGTGCGCAACGGTACGGGCCAGACCCTGAGCAGCCTGCTGGTAGAGTTCGACATCGAGAAATACCGCACCGGTACCCGCGCCTTCGACTGGCAGTTTTTCACCAGCGCCGACGGCACGACGTGGTCGGCCGTCCTGCCTGACGGCTCCCAGGCCTATGCGGCCGACGCGGCCATTGCTGTGGTTAACCCGCCCACCACGACCAGCAAGGCCGTGACGCTCACGGGCCTGAATCTGGCCGATGCGGGCACCCTGTACCTGCGCTGGTCCTACGTGGGCAACGGCGGTAGCACCAACGCCCAGGGCCTGGGACTGGATAACCTCCGGCTGACGCCCACCCTGGGGACCGGACCGGTTACGCCCACCCTCAGTACCGGTACCATCACCGGCAGCCCGTTCTGCGCCGCCGGCAGCGGCGCGGCCGTCGCCGTGCCGTTCACCGCCACCGGCGGCCTGACGGGCAGCTTCGCCGCCCAGCTTTCCGATGCCACCGGCGCGTTTGCCGCCGACCTGACCCAGAACCTGATCGGCACCGGCTCGGCTTCGCCCATCGCCGCTACTATTCCCGCTGGTACCCCGGCCGGCACCGGCTACCGCATCCGGGTGGTACACGCGGCCGGCCCCACCACCGGCACGCCCAACGGCAGCGACCTTACTGTCACGGTGGCCCCCGCCACCAATACCGTGACCGTCAGCCCGGCCACTGCCCAGAACCTCGTTACCACCGGTACTGGCACGCTGCTTACAGCTACGCCCACCGCGGCCTCCACTTTCGGGTGGGCCTATGGGACTAGTGCCGGCGGCCCCTTCACCACCGCCATCAGCGGGGCCTCCGCCGCCACCTACACGCCCAAGGGCAGTGACTTCGGCGGCGTGGCCGGCACCTATTACCTGGTAGCCCGCGCTACCAGCACCTGCGGCAGCGTCGTGGGCACCAGCGCCCCGGTGACCATCACCCTGAGCGTGCCCCAACCCACCGTCACGGCCAATCCCAACCCCGTGCCCGACTTCGGTAGTGTCGCGGTCGGCTCGGCCTCGGCCGCCAAACTCGTGACCGTAACCGGCAGCGACCTGCCCGGCGACGTGACCCTGACCCCGCCCGCGGGCTTCCAGCTGCGCACCGGTACTGGCGCCTTCAGCTGCGCCCCGCTCACGCTGCCCGCCACGGGCGGTAGTCTCTCGGCCACGGTGGAGGTGCGCTTCTTGCCCGCCCTGGCCCAGGCCACCACCGGCACCGTCAGCATCACCAGCCCCGGAGCCACCGGCCTGACCGGCATCCAGGTGTCGGGCACCGGCACCGCCCCGGCCTACCCGCCCGGCGTAAGCACGGCGGCCCCCACGGCCGTGACGGCCACCACCGCCACCAGCGGCGGGGAGGTGCTGGAAGACAACGGCAGTCCCGTTACGGCCCGCGGCGTGGCCTTCGCCACCACCGAGGCGCCCACTACCCAGGACGACTTTACCCAGGACGGCGCCGGGCTGGGGGCCTTCACCAGCGCCCTTACCGGCCTGCTGCCCAACACCACCTACTACGTACGGGCCTACGCCACCAACGCCCAGGGCACCAGCTACGGCCAGCAGGCGAGTTTCACCACCCCGGCCGTGGCCCTGGCCGCCGAGCCTACCCAGGCCAGCACCCTCACCGCCACTACCGTCACGCCCACCACCGTCACGCTCGCCATCAGCGGCGGTAACGGGGCCAGGCGGCTGCTGCTCGTCACCCCCGGCCCGGCCCTGAGCTTCCCGCCCCAAGACGGCACCACCTACGCCGGGAATGCTGCTTTCGGCCAGGGGGACCAGCCCACGCCGGGTACCTACGTGGTGCTGGCCGGCAGCGCCGCCAGCCTCACCGTCACGGGCCTCTCGGCCGACGCGGAGTACACCTTCGCCGTGTACGACTACAACGATGACAACACCAGCGGGGCCGAAAACTACCTGCTCTCGCCCCGCGGCGAGCTGACCCTGTCCACGCCGCCGCTGCCGGCCGGCCTGCTGCTGGCCGAGAACTTCGACTACCCGGCCGGCGACCCGCTGACCAGCCACGGCTGGACGGCCCACAGCGCGGGCGGTACCAATACCATCCTGCTGGCCACGCCCGGCCTGAGCTACGGCGGCTACGATGGGACCGGCCTCAACCGCCCCGCCGCGACCAACGCCGCCGCCGGCCTCACCGCTTCGGGCGAGGACGTGCATCGCACGTTCCCGGAACAGGCCGCCGGTACGGCCGTGTACGCCTCGGTGCTGGTGAACGTGAGCGCGGCCGGTACGGCCGATTACTTCCTGCACCTGAGCACCGATCCGGTGGTCTCCACGTTCCGGGCCCGTCTGTTCGTGCGCTCGGCCACCGGAGGCAAGCTGCAGTTCGGCGTGTCGGGTAGCGGTACTACCACCCAGTACGACCCCACGCTCTATGACCTGAACACGACTTATCTGCTGGTGATGCGCTACACCTTCGGCCCCTCCGGTACCGAAACCCGCCTCTATGTGAATCCGGGCGCGAGTGAGCCCACCACGGCCAACGCCACCAGCACCGAGGCCGCCAGCTCCGCGCCCGCCGGCATCGGGGCGGTAGCCCTGCGGCAGGGGGCCAACACCAGCCCGCTGCTGCTCGACGGTCTGCGCGTGGCTAACAGCTACTCGGCGGCCCGCGCTTTTGTGGCACCGTCCACGCCGCTGCCCGTGACACTCACCGCCTTCACCGCCGTCCGGCAGTCGTCCGGCAGCGTGCAACTGCAGTGGGCCACGGCCCAGGAGCTGAACGCCCGCCTATTCCGGGTGCAGCGCAGCCTCGACGGGCGTACGTTCACCACGATTAGCAGCCAGGCTGCCGCCGGTACCAGCAGCCAGGCCCGCCGTTACCAGGCCCTCGATGCCACGGCCCCGGCCACCACGCTCTACTACCGCCTCGCGCAGGAAGACACCGACGGCACGCTGCACTACAGCAGCATCGTGTCGGTCGGCCCCGGTACCGCCCCGGCCGCCTCCCTCACCGTGGCACCCAACCCAGCTGGTTCCGGCCAGCCACTCACGCTTACGCTCAGCGGCTGCGCTGGTCAGGCCCGTACCCTGCAGATCTTCGACCTCAACGGCCGCCTGCTGCTGAGCCGCCCGCTCACGCCCGCCACTGCAGTTGAACAGGTGCCCCTGACGCTGCCGGCCACGCTGCCGGCCGGCACTTACCTACTGCGCGCCACGGCCTCCAGCCAGCCGCCGCTGCATACCCGCCTGGTGCTGGTGCGCTAGCGCCGGCAACCGCGAGGATAAAGAACGATGAGCCCCCCCGGCTGCTTTCCATCAGAAGCAGCCGGGGGGGCTCATCGTTAGATGTCGCTTGAATACATATTACGCTACGTACACACCTTCCTGTGTCTTCCTAAGTAACGCTAATGCGGTGAGGGTATCCAATAGCGGACGCACCCTCCCAGGCTTCGTTCGCTGGAATCGCCTGGCAATTTGCGCCGGATCAACCGGCTGGCCTGCCTGTTGAACCATCGCCCATACGACTTGCATTTGTTCGGCCAACTCGGCCGGCCAGGGCTGCATGTCCGTGACGGTGGTCGTAGCATCCGTTGCCGTAATGGTCGGTAACGACAGTGCCGACTGCTGCAGCTCAGGAGCCTGGTAGGCAGGGCGCAAGTAACGCACGTGGCCAGCCTGCTCCTCTCGGGCCCGTTCGTGGTTGAGTCGCACCAAGCGGGTGAGGATATCTGCGTCGGGCAGGTCTGCGGGCCAGCCGTAGGCAGCAGCGACGGCAGCATCGAGCTGCTGGTGTAGGCTCAGGACGACGGAGGCCAGGCCCTGCTGGTTGATGGTTTGCTCTTTGGACGTGGTGAGGGGCTGGCCAGCGCGTAGTTTCTCCACCACGTTGTAGAGGTCGGTGAGTGTGAGGGCGGGGTGCTGGGCCTGCTGGCGCTTGCGGTGAGCGTCGAGCTGTTCAGCCAGCTCCCGGATGCGCGCTTGCTGGTCCACATTGGCTGCTGGAAATGGGAACGGGTCAAAACAACGGGATTTTACGTAAACTGAATCATTCCCAACCCCCAAACGACTACCTGCCGCCATTGCCCAAACAACATGGATTTTGCTTGAAAGCACACCCAAGTAACGAGCATCACTCAAGCCAATGACACACAGCTTGTTGTCAGGTAAAATGTCCGAACCAAGAAACTGAAACGTACGATGCTTTGCGGTTTCAACAGTGCCAATGTAATGCGGTAGGCCTTCCAGCATCTTTCGCATTTCCTGACGCGGCTTGCCGTGGAGCCACCAAAACTTAGCGTACCCAGCACCATCTTTAGTATTGCCTTTGGCATCACGCTCCGGTTTTACATTCTCAACTAAATGCTGATAGACGCTTGGAAAACGTGTCAGTACGTCATTAGAGGTCAAACCAAACAAATCAATAACCATTGCTTTGCGTGATTTGCCAGTGAAATCCTGACCGTTTAGGTAGTGGCGAATATGGTTTTCCAGACCTTTTATAGAGCCAAGCCCTAGTTGTTGAGCTTTATCCTGGGCAACAATGAATCCTGCACCATGCAGTTTCACGCCAGGGCTTGAAAGACCTTCATTAGCTTTCATGGCTTTTGCACTGTCCAGCTCAGCCCCGATAGACAAATCAGATAATATCCGGCCTTGCTGCTCCGCAAACGTAACGTCAGCCGCATCCTCACCTTCCGCCGCAGTTTCTGTTTTCACTATCAACAACTGACCCAACGGAGGCATACCCAGGGTACGCTCGGCTACGGTCATGGCAATGCGTACGGCGGCTCCGTCGCCAGCGTCTACCCACGGATGGTCGGGCACGGTGAAGGTGAGGGTAAGCGGGCCCGGTTCACCTTCTAGAAAGGGCTGCATTACCCGGCGGTTGAAGGTCTGCTTGAGGCTGTTGGTGGTAATGAAGCCGAACCGCTCCGAGGCCCCGCGCTGCACGGCGGCGGCGGCATTGTACCACCAATACATGACGAGATCGGCCGAATCGGGCACTTTGCCTTTGTAGGCTTTGCGTAGAGCTTCGGTGTAGCCGTCGCCAAGGGCGTCGCGCATGCGGGCCGGCCCCACAAACGGCGGGTTACCTACGATGAAATCGGCCTGGGGCCACTCGGCAGGTTTAGCGTCAGGGTAGTCGAGTACGGGCGTGCGGGCGGTTTCGTCAGGCACGGGCTGGCCGGTGGCCGGGTGCAAGCGGGTGGTGCCGTCCCAGCGCGTCACGGGCTGGCCTTGGGCGTCAAGACGGGGCACGGGTGGGTCATGCTGCAGGGCCGCGTCCTGCTGGCGAATGTTCTGGTACTCATCCAGCAACGGCTCGCGTAACTCACTCAGGCCATAGGTGCGAATATGCCACTGCAGGTACCCAATACGCAGCACTACGTCCGCCACCGTTGCCGCACGCGGGTTGAGCTCCAGCCCCAGGAACTGTTGCGGGCCCACGGTGGTGCCTCCTCCCAGATCAAGCAGGCCGGTATGTCCATAGCTGTTGATGGCCGTCAGTACTTCCCCCTCCAACCGTTTGAGGTGCTCCAGGGTCACGTACAGAAAGTTACCTGACCCGCAGGCCGGATCCAAAATGCGTAGACTCGTCAGTCGCTTGTGAAAGCGTACGAGTTCGGCCCGGGCCTCCTTGGGCTTCTTGTCTTCCAGGCGGCGGGCACTGGCTGCCTGTGCCGCGGCCCACTCGCGCCGTAGCGGGTCCAGCACGGTCGGCAGGATCAGCCGCTCCACGTAGCGCCGTGGGGTATAGTGGGCACCTAGCCGGTGGCGTTCCTTTGGGTCCAGTGCTCGCTCCAGCAACGTACCGAAGATGGCCGGTTCTACCTCCGTCCAATCGGCCTCGGCGGCCTTCAATAGTAGTTCGATCTGCGCAGCCGTGAGTGGCAGGGCCGTCGCGTCGTGGAAGAGCTTGCCGTTGAAGCGCGGTACCCGGGCCTTGAGCTCGGTGGAGAAGCCACCGGTGTCCATCTTGTGCCAGAGGCTCTGCAACGCATCCGGTAGATGCTGCCGCAGCTCAGGCGTAGCATACTGTTGCAGCAGGCCGGTGAAGGACGCCTTTGGGATAAGACCGACGTCCTCGCTGAACATGGTAAACAGGCAGCGCATGAGAAACTGCGCGACCAGGTCAGGGGAATGGCCAGCCCGTTCGAGCTGGGAGGAAACTCCCGCGAGGTAGCCGGCCAGTTCCCGGGTCACACGGGCGGCCCGGCGACTGGGGTCCAGCTGCTGCGGGTCCAGGAAGATTTGACGCAGCAGCTCGCGGTTACTTTCCTCAGCTAAGGCCGGCAGCAGCAGGCGGAAGCTGCTCTGGTCGGGGAAGGGAATGAACGAGTCCCCAACGCCCACGAAGTTGCTGTAGATGTCGATGCAGTAACCAACGTCGACTACGATAATAAAGAGGGGGCGGGGCTCATCGGCCGGCAGCGCGCGGACGTAGTTGAGCGCCTGTTGGCGAGCGGTCTGCATGACCTGCTCCCATTTGGCCGTGCCGCGGGTGGCGTGTCCGGTGCGGCGTTTCTCGGGACTTAGGCCCAGTTCACGCCTTTCGTCTGAGGTGCCAGGTGCCAGGTGCCAGGTGCCAGGTGCCAGGTGCCTTAGAATTTAAGCCGGTAAAGGTACCGACTCCTTGCTTCGTTTCCAATACAAAGCAGCCCCTTTTGTACAAATCAATGCGCCCGGTGCTCTTTTTTGCTCCGTCGTTGAACTGCACCGCGCGCTCCAGCACGTAGGCATCTTCCGCCGGCCGGTCAGTCGTCGGGTTCGGTCGCGGCACCTGTAGCAGGTCGCAGAGGTCTTGTAGGAACAGGCCGTAGTTGGCCCGCTCAGCGCCACCAGATACGCGCCAGCGGTCTTCGAATTCAGAATACGTCACGAGGAAGTAATGCTAGATAGGTTGGAGCACGAATAAAGCTAGAAAAGTGCTGACTCCGCAAGGTGTGAGAAATAGAGTAAAAGCTAATCTCACAAGAAACGCCCGTTACGTGCTAAAAAGCCTGTTTTTGTCTCGTATCAGCATTCTGCAGTCTCATCGGTATAGCTGTTCACCCCGGCTTGCACTGTCACCTGCCGGCAGCTGCTATTATCTATCTGCGCGCTGCAGCAACAGGCCGCGCTACGGGCCTGTCGGTCGATCAGCAGGACAAGCTGCAGTCCGAAATCCGGCAGACCGAAGCGGAACTGGGCAAAGTCAATGGCCAGTTGAAAAGCTACTACATGGGCATGACCCAGAGCGCTGGCTTTACGGCTGGGCTCAGCAACAATGTGGCTGGGCTGGTGCAGAATCCGGCCGGTGCCTACTATTTATGCAAGGCCTGAGCAACGGCCTGCAGAAGTTCTTTACCGAAAACGTCGAATATCCGATGGCCTTGGGCGACGTGCGCAAAACAATGTAACTCATCGCCGACGAAGCCGACCGGCTGGCCGACTCGCTCAAGCCCCCCCACACTACCCTGCCCGGCCTACTGGAGGAAGTCAAGATGGGCGGGCAGGGTAGTTTGCTTAACTGCTATGCACCTAAATGGGTTTTATGGTTTTTGCGAGGCCATCTAGCTGTTCGAGAGGGAGTTGGCATAAGAAATAATCATTAATAGCTTCCAGTCTTGGATGTTCCGGCGACAAATGGACTCTCAACTGAAAACTGAAAGGATAAGCCGAGAAAGTAGTGCGTCCCGAACGGGCTATTACCTCATAAGTGATATGTGGATTAAATTGTATGGTACACGGCTTAATTGTGCCTCCTGCAATAGCCTTTAAAGTCTCTTCTAGCTCACCTTCAAAAAAGATGCTTCGACTATAACGCAAACGTGTATCAGGATAAACAGACTGAATAGTTGCGAGGATCTGCTCATCTAATAAATCGTCCTTAGCAGCGTGCTGAGGTACATATTTTTTCTCATCGAACGTTCTAATATAAGGCAAGTATGCAGTAAACCTGTGATAATCTGGACCTTCGATTTGAAGGACTTTTAGAAATTTAAATTCTTCAACTGGAAGGAGTGTAATCGTACGCATGACAAAATGGGACAACGTGTTAAAAGAAAAAGCCCTTTGCTATGGGCCTGAGTACTGACGTTAATAATTAATACAGGTACTTGACTCTCTGACTCCATTATTTGTTCTGCTGTGGTATTGGCGGCGGCGGCGGCGGCGGAGGCGGATTCCTGTGCCCAGGCAAAGACTTTGTATCTGGGATGGGCGAAGGTGAAGGTCGAGGTGAAGAAGGTTGTTTTGCCATTTATGACTATCCTTGTTTACTCTGACGTGGAGGTGGCGGAGGCGGCGGCGGATTCCGGTGCCCCGGTAATGACCTTGTACCTGGAATAGGCCCGACAGGTGGTGAAGTAGGTAATGAAGGCTGTTTTCCCATGCTTATAGTCTGCTTAAAAAAGATTCGGCGCGGTTTTCTGCCTTAATTAAGGCTTTCGTGTGCTGAAATACAATTACCTCATCTGGAAACCTGTCAGTTTCTACTATACGCTTCTTGAGCGAATTATAGTCTCGTTCGGCTTCTTCCTCTGTTATCTTGTTGCGTTCGATTTGATACCACAAGTTCTCTAAGTCGCAGGCAATGTTTTGTAGAGCTACCGACTTCTCATTGTATGTTTTGACATACTTCGGAAACCCCAAAAACGGCTTAATCAGAGTGAGAAGTTGAGAGCCGCCGATAATTACAATCCAAAGGAAGGGGTGCTTCTGCCACGTTACCCAAGCTGCAACGCCAGCAGAGGTCGCTACTACCAAAAACGTATTGGTAAGCCACTCACATACCTGATAAAACTTCGTGACTGATATGGCATAATACTCATTTGTCTTGGTTTCCACCAACAGATACCAAATCCTATTGCGCATACCGCGGCCGTTTATATAGGGAATACAGATAAGCAATATAGCTGCCTATTCGGCAAGCTTAACACTTCGATACGGGGGGGGATACATGGCAGTGAGGACGTACCTTAATCGCTAACCCAAGCAGTCATGCTATTGGGAAGCCTCATAAGCCTTTATTCCTTCAGTAGCAATTTCAACTACTTTCCCCTCTAGCTGCACATACACAGTTTTCTCTGTCTGGTAGAGAATGAGCACAGGCTTATCTAGTTGATTGGCAGCAGGCAGCAGGTGGCTTTGGACAAGAACCTGATGCTCCGCTGGGGTTAGATAGAGTCGAGAAGCGTAAGGTTTTCCTCCTCCTAGTGCCGCTGAAATCAATGGATACACCATTTTGCCAAACGCTAAGCTGACGACCAGCAGCACTAATGCAAAGGTGGGGACAACCGACCCAATGCTTTCTTCTGGATCTTTGAGGACTGAGCGGATATCATTTACCAATAATAGGAGGCATCCAATAGCTATACTGTGATACAGAGCTAAACTATACAGAATGCTTCTTTCGAAATAGGCTAATAGGACCGTAGTGGAGATGAGGCTGAGAAATATCACCCACATCAATTTATCATCGGTTGGTGTCGTCTCCTCGCTATCGGATATGTTAACAATGCAGATTAGCAGCAGGACATTGGCCACCACAAGAGTTCTTGCTACCCACGGATGCTCAGCACTAATGTAGAATGGCAGACTGGTAACAGTTACCGTGTCATATAGGTAGATAGCTGCTGCGCCAACCTCAATGGAGAGAACGGCAACTAGTAAGATATTAAGTCCATACTCCCATCGCGCTGTCTTATTGTGCTCCTGATGGACTAAATGGGCTAGAGCAGCTAAGCTGGAGTTGTATAGGAGGAATAATACACCTGCTTTCACATAGTTAAAGCTTAGCGCATTGGTCTCATATAGTCCATAAGGGTGCAGATGGGCATTTAAGCAGAGAAAACCGGTTAGATATATAAGGAAGAGAAGCGTGGGTACTGTGATCTCAAGAGAGCCTAATTGCTTAAACATGGAAAGGATGTCTGCTTGTATAAATATCGATGTCTTGTAAACATTCGATTTACCCAACCGGCAGCTCCGCCAGCAGATACGCCTCCCCATCCACGAGCGCCTTGTATCGCTCTAGCGCCTTCCGGTCCTCGATAGCTTTCTGTAGCGCCTCCAGAGCCGCGGACACTTCCGGACCCAGTACCGACGTATCCTGCAGCTTCACTGCGGTGCCGGCCATGCACACCATGAGCATGCCCTTATCCCCTCCTACCTCTGCGTAGTCAATGTCAACCGCTAGGATAGCATTGCCTCCCTGCTCCAGGCACTTCATGCGCAGCTGGGTACGGCAGAGTGTCTCCCCACTGGCAATCTTCTGGTTGTAGGCGTTGGACTGGGCACCGAAGAAGTCGGTCCAACTGCTGGCGAACTCCGAGAATACACCGGTGCCCGTGACGGACTGACCACTGACGAGAGTGATGGGACGAAACTCCCAGTTAGCGGGCGCCTGCAGCGATAGGATAGGAATGGCGATGATGTTCTTCTGCACAATCTCCTGGAAGCTGGCGCGAGCAGCCCGGGCGTTGGCGCGGGCCTGGTCTACGAGCGTACCGCCGCACTTCTCACAGTAACCGGTAGCTCGGGAGTCGGTGAAGGCTTGGATGAGTTCAATGCCCTTCTGGTTGTAAGGGAGGTTGCTGCTGAAGAGAGACTTCTTGTATTCGGTGGAGCAATTGGGGCAGTGGGGCATGAAATAACTTACAGATAGTGGCGGTTACAGCCAGTAGACCTTTTACATATCACAGCTAGGTGACCAGTGTTGATATATTCGGCGGATTGTAATTAGGCCTCAATATAACAATAGATGTAAACGTTACTCTGCACAAAAGCTAGTACACATGCCAAAGTCTAACCTGTCGCTCCTAGATGAGCCATTGAAGGCCTTTGTAGAGAAATTGGATGAGCCGTTTAAAGCGTTGTTTGAGCAAGTGTTAGAAAGTCTAGTGCAAGAGCACTTTGCAAAATGGCCCAAGCCTGACCCTCAATACACTGTTCAAGAAGTAGCACGCTTACTCTGTCTTGATTCCAACACTGTTCGTTCCTATCTCACAAAGCCTATAGGACATATTCGTCGTCTACCATTTGTTGAATGCACCGATACTAGCAGAGGCAGGCGCATTCGGTTGAGCGATGTGCAGGCTTGGCAACAGCGTAATTTGATAGATACCTTAAATCAAGCTGAGCAGAGAGAGTTTGATGAGAAATTAGTTGCAATCGGATTGCGCCGTGCCCGCCGTCGCTCAGGTCGCAAAGGCTCTTAATTACCCCCAACCAAACGAGCGCAGGCCTTCAACGTGAATGACGCCATGTTTTTGGCGGCATCATGCTTCAAATCAATGATCCAACCCTCGCAGGCGCGGCCCCGGTGGTCGCGGAAACGCACCCGCCCGCGCGGATTTTCCAGAACCTGCTGCACCTGCGTATGTCGCAGCGGGTGATCAAAGCTGTACTGCATCGGCAACCATATCGGTTCGGGCATGCTCAGGTTGTACTCCTGGTATTGTGGGTCGTTGCGGTTGAGGGCAGTCATGCGCACATCCGCCTTTTCTCGGATGGGCAACTCTTCCCCCGCAAGTCGGCTTTTAAGCTCCGAATTGCCTTCCCCAAATCTGAACTTCACTCCCCCGTCGCTAATCCTGATCAGGCCGGCGGCAAGTGTTGGTGCGTGACGCAGCAGCATCCGTTTCGGGCTGAGGCGTAAGTTGTAGACGGTATCCGGAGAGTAGATGCCCTCGACCGTATCTACGGCCAGCTGATCCCGCTCTGTTACGAACGGCTTGAGAATGTCCGGATTGCGGATCACGCAGATCAGGAAGCCTTCATCATCCGAGCTGGTATCGGTGGTGGCGGTAATATCGTACCGGTCCCGGCGCACTGTTTCGATGTAGTGGCCGGCCGTGATGTAGCTGCTCAGCTGGGTGTACTTGTTCTTTACCTGCGTCAGGGGCAGCGCATATTCGTGCCGGGTGTTGAACTCCTCCAGGCCGTTGATCTGATTGGGCCGCCATTTCTGATAGCCGATATCAACCGAATTGTAGTGGTCGGCGGCAACAGTAACCTTTTTGGCCTCTTGCCCATCCTCGCCGGCCGTATCGGGTAAGCGCGTATGACTGTAGCCTTCATCTGGGTTGGTCAGGTCCAGTACAATCTCATCCGAGTAGAAGTACGACATCTCTTCGACGACAATCACTTCCCGCCCATCAGGCAGCTTTTCTACGCCCACGCCTAGGTTGTAGATGGCACTAAGCGAGTCAATCAACTCCTGCCAGCTGGCAAAGAGGGATTTCTTATCCAGTGGAAACCCGCGCAACTGGAAGCCTCCCGTTACGAATAACAGGCTGCCAGGGCCATCGGCCGGGTACGGATGCACGGAATCCGTGCGGCCGAAGAAGCTGGATCGGAACGTATTGTGCTCGTCGGTAATGTCGCGGGCAAGCTTTTCCAGCGCCTCGTAAATCAACAGGCCATTGGCTACCGTCGGCGTGGTAGTAGTCTCGGCATTGATCGTCATGAACGAGCCGGGCAAGAAGTTGGCATCTACCTGGAACCGATACCCAAAAATGCCCTCGTTGATGTCGTACACATGGATTCGGCCATAGACGTAGATCTTGTCCCCAATGTCCAGACGTCGGAATATGGGGTAGTAGGCCGAAATCTGCCGACGCAATGTACCACCCCCGGCCGTGTCATTGAAAAAGAAAAGGCGTACTGGCTGTTCGTCGTTGATGCGGAAGAACACTTCGCAGGAAACCTTATCGAAGTCGCCGAAGCCATTGCCGGTACGACTGACGATTAGCTCGCAGAGAATATTGATTTTGATATCAAAAATGCCCGCCTCTTTCGTCGTATAGATCGGCTGCTCGGCATTGTTTACGCCCGAGGGCTGGGTGAAGAAGCCGCCGTAGACAGGCTCCAGCTTGAAATCATTGATGTTCGGCTCGCCAAAGCCGAAATACATAATCTGGAACCGAGACTCGCCATTGGTAACAAAGTTTGGAGCAGCCCTTACCGGCGACTCCGTGATACGCGAGTCGAAGCGCTGATAAATAGCGCGTGAGTGCAACTCCAGGGCCACCGGCTGCGGGGGGAAGGAAGCGCCGCCGCTCACGTTGTCGCGGCCCAGTAAATCCACCTTCGTATCGTCGCGGTTGAGGAACTTCTGCATCAGGCCCGAGTTGTCCAACCCACACCGAAATTCCGTAGCCGTTTCTTCCGCCGCAGTCAGGTCGAGCCGATAATGCCGGTAGGTGTCCCAGTAGAACTCATTGGGCCGGTATATCTGCACCTCCAGATCAATGTCGGCCTCAATGCCCCGATTGTCTTTTGCCTGTTCCAGGTACTGCTTACCGTCCTTGATAAAGCCCAGGGTTTCGCTGTTGTACTCAGTGGCAATACCGTGGTACTTCTGATCCCGGTGAATCGTCAGGCCCATGCTATCCCATCCAATCGGGTCGTGCTGCAGCAGCTTGCGGCCTGGAGTAAAGATGTCAGAGTTCAGTATGAAGCGGAACTGGGGAGCGTTGGTACCTAGCATGACGAAATATCGTGTATTTATGCCGTAAATTACGGCGTTTATTACACAATCTTACCTTTCCCCTTTCACTCATGCGCTCGATACAGCTCAGCCCCCAGCATAGCCTTCGCTATTATCAATCCATCATGGAACTGCCCGCCGGGCGCCACATGGAATATCAGTGCTACATGGCGCTGGATGCCGGCGTAGGCTCAACCCCCCAGGACGTGGCGCGTCACGAGCAGCTGGCCGCTCGCTTCGGCGCCCGGCAGGGGAAGGAGCAGGAGGAGTTTTTAGAGAAGTGTAATGCCCACTACGCCCAGCATTTTGTTGACACGAACTTCTCCGCGCGGCGAATGGCGTTTGCCGTGCTGGTAGAGAGTGTGGATGGAGTAGCCGCGAACGACCTTACAGAATATGGGCTGGAGTCCCTGCTTACTGAACTTAAGGTGTTGGGCCTGACAGATGAGCAGGTGGAAGCGTCTCTGGATTCAGTGCACGAAGCATTTGGCAATGAGCTGGCCGAACACTTCCCGTCCCGATATGACCAGAATGGCCTGGAGATGAACAAGGCGATTCACCTGAAGCGGAGGGGTTTGGCATTGTGCGATTACCTGCTGAATGAGGATCCGAAGCACCTGAAAACCATCGAAGATGTGGACAATGCGCTGCTGGACATGATGGAGCCGGAAGTATTCGAAACGGGGCATCCGGAAAATGCCCTGGTGCTACGTCGTATTGCCTTCTCGCAACTCTGCGGGGTGATGGCTGATCACGGCACTCCGGAGCCGGAGAAGATGACGTTGTTCTCCTTTCAAGGGAGGTTGAATTATATCACGAAAAAGATGCAAGTAACGAAAGCAGCTGATCATAGATAAGAGCAGAGGAGTAGTAACTCTCAAAACAATTACCCTTCTGTCCTTATCTATGATCAGCTACTTTCGGGTTCTATGAAAGGGCAACTGAAATGCTACTGACAGATTTGATGCATTCGTGCTGACCTGGAAAAGGAATCTTAGGTTGGTACTTAAGGTGCCTTAATTGACGTTTAATCTGTCGCTCTTTATCATAAATCATTCCTGCATCTTCTGACTCATAAACAGTTACTATTTCAATAGAATAAGGCATGTTTCTCTTCGTAAATCGTGCTTCTACAGAGCGGTGAGTAATACCTACTTTATAAAATGACTCCTCTGCATTGTAAAGCCTGACTACATACAGTTTGGATTTTCTTCCTTTGCGCGCTCGTATCCAGTCTTTGCGCTGCCACGCGCCCGCAGTGTTACTATGTTGAGGACTACCTATTGATTCATAGCCACACGCTCTACACCCCTGACCAATCAGATGAGCATGCGGGGTCTGTTTAAACTCCCCGTGCAGTTGGCACCGGATAAGAATTTTTGTTTCAGTAGTTTGGTAGTTGACCAGCGAATAGTCGTACCGGCTTCCGTGCACTTCAGTGGCTTTTCGAACAAAAACCTCTGTTTGATGAGCATTCCTGCGCCCAACTGCCAACCTTGCACATCTAGGGCAACCGGCGCCACTAAAATGGTTATTAGGCATTTGCTCAAACAGACCATGCACTTTACAGATGATTTTGATTAAGGTCTGCCGTGAAGAGTATTGGGCTAAGGAATAGTCATATACATCTCCATGAATAGCAATTGCTCTAGCTAGAAACGCGGGTGTATCAAGTGTTTTTGTGCCCCCACACGCGTCACACCCATTGCCATTTAGATGACCATTGGCGGTTTGTTCAAATGGGCCATGGACACTACAACGGATGATTACCTTCTTCCTGCGTGCATTATAGACCACTTGTGAGTAGTCGTACGTCATTCCATGCACGGCACGAGCCTTTTCAATGAACTGCTGCGTAGTGAGTTTAGCGGGCATGGCTCCTCCTGCCCTGCTTGTCAGACTTGGCCGTGACTTTCCAGGCGGCCCGCACTCTGCGAACCGCCTGGGTGAAAGAAAACTGCATGACGAAAGGGACTATGCAGTTGGAGACTGTGCGTGTAGTATACTGACGCTATCCAGCAGTGAGCCCAGTTGGGCATAAGATGTGATGGCACCCGCATCATGCGTCCAGATCGTAGAGATGAGTTGGTTGATAGTCCGTAGAGCTTGTGGGTAGGTGAGTTGGCGCAGACCACAGAGCAATGCCGACGCGTCGCGACGTGCGACGGCGGGGTGGCTGCACAGGCGCACGATTTCTGCCTGCTGCGAGGTCGTTGCCTGCAAGTCGAGCGGTAGCACAGGCATGATAGGCTGTGTGGCTGTACGCTCTAATTCAACACGGCATACGTTGCGATGCCATAGGACTAATTGCGCTTCGTCGTCACACTGGTACACGCTGTCGTTGGCGCGCAGGCGTTCAGCAGGCGTAAAGACGGTACTGGCCATGCGCTCCATGATTTGACGGCGCACGAGGGAGAGGACCAGCCGAACGGCAGGTACAAGGTTGGTTGCAGTTTGCATACCTTTGGACTGTGAAAGTGATCGGGCCTTGGTTCGGTTACTGAGGGGTCAGCTGTTAGCGCAGCTGGCCCCTCCCTATTTCTAGCCCTTTGGTAGATCAAATATACCCTAGTGTTTTACTATAATCAAGCTTGCTGTAAAGTATTTTTCAAGGTTATTCCTAGGGTATTATATTTGAAGCATGAGAACACCAGGAAAGCCTCGTAAACCACAAATTAATGTTGAGGTTACCCTAGAAGAGAAGCAACTCTTTGAAGAAGTTGCCAATGCTAGAGGGGTAAAGACAGCCACTTTGCTGAAGATGCTAGCTCATGACGAAGCTCGTCGATTAGGCATCAAGTGACTATCAATATTTTCGCTGGTACAACACGCTCACTCTAAGTAATATCAAGCTGTATGTCAAAGATGAATGCTGATGTTGTTGGCAAGGTCCACAACACTAGATTAGCTAGCAAAGATGGGGTGATGGCCTTATTCGAGGCTATCTATAACTCGATGCAAAGTATTGAGGATGCCAAAATAGAAGATGGTAAGATTCTAATTGAATTGATAAGAAGTAAAAGCTTATTTGAAGGTCAAAAAGATTCTGTTTTACCCATTGATTCAATTGTTATTACAGATAACGGTATTGGGTTTGGGGAAGATAATTTCACCTCTTTCTTAAGTTCGGATTCTACTTATAAATTAAATAGAGGTGGTAAAGGTATAGGTAGGTTCTCTTGGCTAAAAGTTTTTGATCATGCAAGTATCCGCAGTGTTTTTGTTCATAACGGAACCCATCTGCGCCGTAGTTTTCAATTTATTAATAATAAAGAAGCTATTGCTGAGGAAAAATTTGAGACAACTTCTAAAGGTACTCTGGAAACCATTGTAAGCCTAAATCATATAAAAGGAGAATATTTGGAAAAATTTCCTAGAACGTTTGATGAAATTTCAGATAAGATTATTGAACATTTGATAATACGTTTAGTGTCGAACAGTTGCCCATCAATAACATTGCGTGATGTTAGTGTTAATCCAACAATTGAAGTGAATATAAATGATAAGTTTTTAAATTATTATCTTCTGGATAAAGAAAGTGATTCGTTTAACATTAATGGTTATACATTTTCAGTTGGGTTATTGAAAGTAAAAGCTAAAGAAAAATCTTCTAATCATTCTATATATTTGAGTGGGGATGATAGAGTTGTTACTTCGACCTCTATTAGCAAGTATATACCTAATTTGGTAGAGCCACTTATAGATTTACAGGCAGAAGAGATTTTTTGCATTAAGGCTCTAGTGACTAGTGATTATCTCGATAGCCATGTAAATAATGAGAGAACTAAATTTTTTCTACGAACTGGGAATAATGCAGAAACTAATGCAGATGTGTTCAATGAGATTACTCTTAAACAGATAGAGAGCGAAGCTGCCGAAATCATCAAGGAACAGTTTGAGGTTTATCTGAATGGTTTAAGGGAAGAAAAAAAAACGCGATTAGAGCAGATTGTTTTTAATGACTTTCCACACTATATACCATTGCTGGGATTTAATGATGTCATTGATTCCATAACAGCTGCGCAGCTTCATGATAAAAACAAATTGAATTTAGCTTTGCAAAAAGCTAAATATGATATGCTTCTTGACGCTCGAAGGGAAACCAATGATCTTAAGATTCAAATGGACAACATATCTGAAGCTAATGCGACTCCAGAAGTGTTGTCAGAATACAAAAATGGCTTTAACCTACTTGTAGGGAAACTTAATGCTATTACAAAAACTGAGCTATCTGAGTATATTATTCATAGAAGAATGCTTATCGAAATTTTTGAAAGAGTACTTTCAAAAAGAGGTGATGGTACATATCCTTGGGAACAAGAAATTCATAACCTGATATTTCCAATGGGTGAATCTTCTGAAACTATGTTAGGTATGTCTCAAAATTTATGGCTTATCGATGAACGACTTTCGTATCATCGGTTTGTTGCTTCGGATCAATCTCTAGATAAGTCTAAGAAGAAGAGTAAAAAACCAGATGTTTTAGTAGGTAAGGCTGTATCAACTGGAGAGAAAGAATCATTCAATATACCTGTAGCGTATTCTGATGGCGAGAAGTTTACGGAATATGATTCTATGGTTATACTAGAGTTTAAAAGAGCTATGCGTAAGGAATACTCAGGTGAAAAAGATCCTATTAATCAGATTAAAAATTATATACGAGAAATAAGAAGCGGAAACGCAGTGCATCCTAATGGTAGGCCTATTCTTGTATCAAAAAATTGCAGGTTTTTTGCTTATTTGATTTGCGATATTACACCTTCTCTTAAAAACGAAATTGAGGAAATGCATGAATTTACGCCTATGGTGGAAGGTAATGGTTTATTTGCACTTAAAGAAAAATTGAATACATATATGGAGGTCATATCTTACGATAAGATATTAGATGATTCCGTGAAAAGAAATAATGTGCTGTTTGAAAAATTGAAAATTGATTTTAAATCTCACTAATAAAAAAGGTCACTGTATGTACAGTGACCTTTTTTATTAGTGAGATCATCGATGCTCTGAATTCATCGTAGACGAGCATAAAAAGGTATCTATGGTCGAGGGAAACTTGATTAACAGAGTAAACCACATCAGTACAGAAGCTACATCCTTTGGGGCATGGAACAAGCACCCAGGCGCCAAGGCCGCCCGACGAAAGACCCAGCGCGGCATAAGCGCGGGCACAACATCTCCATGACCGATGAGGAGTGGAAGCGGCTGGGCGAGCTGGCCCAGGCTGCAAAACCGGGGCATCAGTGAGTACGTGGTTGAAACGCTGGGCCTGAACAAGCCGGCGGCGCCCGACGCAGGCTGGCCCTTAAAAGCAAAAAGCCCCTCTCAGAGTGAGAGGGGCTTTTTGTTGCAGCAGCTGCTATCCGTTGCGCCGGTGGCGACCATTGATATGCTTCGTGACCGAATTAGCCGACCTGGTATACAGGAAGATGCCTTTCTCTGTCATCTGGTACGCGGGCTGATCATGCAGGGCCTGCCGGGTGCCGGCGACTACTCCATTTACCACCCCCTCAACGATGGTTCTGGCCATCCGTGTGTCGCGCTCCTGGTGAGCATAGGGGGACAGGTACTGCTGGGTCTGCTGCTGAAGCTTGTGGGTGTACTCTGTGGTATTCTCCATATCACCGCGGGCGGCCGCAGCCGGCTCCCGAAGTTGGGGCACATGGGCCAGCATCTGGCGGGTCTTATCAGCCGTGTGCACCTTGTCGCCCTCTTGCAGGTAGGTAACCTGCTTCTTTTCCACCAGCCGACTACCACCGCTCTTGCCCTCGATAAGCTCCGGGCCGCGTTCAGCCACCCAGGCAAACTCGGCGGGACCACCGTCGCGGCCCTTGAAGTATTCGGGCAGGGGAGGCTGACGGGACAGCACCACGGCGGCCTGAACTGCGCCGGTAGCAAGTACGCCAGCAATCAGAATGCCGGCACCGATACCGGCGTCGGCGTACCGGGCCGGGCCGCCAGTGGACAGGACGGAGGCAATACCCATTGCCGTCGAAAGCGCAATCTGAAACAGGGCGGCTTTCTTATCATTCTCGAACTGCTTGCGGGCCAGCTCATTCTTCTTTTTGAAGTACTGATCTTCGGCCTGTTGCTTCAGCAGGGAGTTTTCGCCGGCTGCTCTGGTAGCTGACTCGTAGGTTTTCTCGTTCAACTCCTGCTCCCGGCTGAGTGATTCGGCCTTTGCCTGGAAGCCCGCATTGCCGGCCTCCTGCACGAAGTCCAGGCCCATCTGGATAAGCTCCATGCGTTTATCAAATGCCTCCTGCTCATCCTGCAACTCCGCTTCGTTGTACTTCTTGCGAAGCTCATACTTGCGGCGCAGGGTATCTTCCGTGATGCCATATTCCCGCTCCAGGGCTTCGATGATGGTGTACTCGCGCTGGTAGTCCAGCGTCTCCAGCTTCTCCCGATACTGCTTCTCCGTGAGCAGGTTCTTGCCCCGCGCGTCCTCCAGGGCGAGTTGCTGCCGGGCATAGTCCTTCTCGATATCATCAATGGCCTTGCCCGAGTCGAAGAACTTCACGCCTTTGCGGGCATTGTCTTTCGCCTGTTCGAACTTCTGATTGGCGGCGGCTATCTTATCCAGGGCACCTTCAGCAGCCCGTATTTCCGAGTCCCGGGTGAGCGTGGCCAGCTGCACCTGGTAGTCGGACACATCCTGCGCGGCCTGCTGCCGCTCCTCGTAGGTTTTGTTGATGTTGTCGCGGGCGTTTTCGGCCACCTTGATCTGCTGCTCGATGTTGACCCGGTCGGTCTGTGACAAAGCCTCCAACGTGGCATTGTGCAGGGCGATTTCGTCCTTGCTGAGCTTCATGCCCAGCTGCCGTACCTCGTTGTTATACTTCTCGGTAAGCGTCAGGCGGGCAATGTTGGCGGCCTGCTCCCCTCCGATCTTATCCTTGTTGGTTTGCACGGCCAGACGGATGCCCTCGTTACGGTCCAACTCGGCAATCTGCACCCGAACGTCCTTCTCTTTCTCCAGAGCACGCAAACGAATAGCCTCGGTGTTGGCTGGGTTTTTTGCCTGCCGGGCCAAATCTTCCGCCTCAAATTCCAGCAGCTGCTTACGCCGTTTGTACTCTTCAGCGGCCACGTCGGCTACTGATTTAGCTTTGGCCTTATCAGCGGCAACGGTATCATCAATGGACTTGGTCAGGTCCTTGTTGGCGTCGATAGCCGGAGTAGTGAAGCCGCCGGCCAGGTAGGCACTCTTGGCGCCCAGCTTGTCCATGGCCTCCAGCTTCTGGTTGTACTCGGCGTTGATGCGAGACAGGTTCTGAAAGGAACCAGCCAAAGCGATACTGCGCTTATAGAGCTCGTCGGTCGCTATGAGCCGGTCGCTCATTACTCCATCATCCGTTTCGTTGGTGAAGTCGACAACACGCTGGCGAGCCTGCTCAACCGTCAGGCCCAGAAGCTTCTCCTGATTCTTGATCCGGCCCTGTTCAGTCTTGATAGCCAGCTCTTCCAACTTGATTCTTTCCTGTAGCTTATCGGCTTCCAGGATGAGTGTGGAAACGGCTTGGTTACTGAGCAGGATCTTCTGTTTGATGGCATCGCGGGCCGCCTTCTCATTCAGAATGAGGGCGCCCGTCTCCTTGTCGATAGAAGAGACGGATTTCCCCAGGGATTGAGTCAGTTGCTCCGTAATGAGGTCTAATTCTTCTTTCCCTTTGGTTGTGGGCTTCACACCTTTCGCCGTGAGTTGCTCGTAGCGCTTCAGCAACGCATCAGCCGATTCGGCCGCCACGCGGTTCGACTGCGCGGTGGCCAGCGTGGCAGCGGTGGTATCCTTGGTGGCCTTGCCGAACTTGCCCAGCTCGTTGATGGTGTTGTTGGCAAAATCAACGATGCCCTTGAAGAAGCCGCCCACCTTGCCGTTGGTGATGGTGGAAACGATGCTGTTCTTGAGCTTGTCCCAGGAGCCGGCCAGCGTTTTCGTCTTCACGTCGGCTTCGGCGGCCAGACTTGTCGCAGAGATCAGCTGCTCGTTGGCCGTTTCCTGACGTTTGGCAAACAGCTCCGTATTCTGCGCCAGGGCAAGAATGGTTGACTTCGCTTCGCCGGACTGAAGCTTCAGTGTCTCCAGCAGGGCATTGACTTTTGTCGTTGATGTTCCCCCGGCATTGAGCCCACGGAGGAAGGCTTGAATGGCAGAATTGAAGTCTGAATTTACGAGCTTGGTGAACTGTTTTAGGGTAAGGTTGGTGTCCCCCAGCTTGGCAATTTCGAAGGATGCCTTCGTTCTTCCGGCCAGAGTGGAGAAAAAACGGTTCAGGCTCGTTCCGGATTTTTCAGCCGTACTGCCCTGCTCCTCCAGCACGGCTGAGTAGGCGAGTACGTTCTTCAGCCCAACGCCATACTGGGCCGATACCTGGCCCACGCGCAGCGCTACGTCGGCCATGAATACGCTCGTAGAGGAGCCGGTCGCAGCGACCTCATTCAGTGCCGAACCGATGGAGAGCAGGTTTTTGGCAATGTCGGGGCTAAGCTCCTTTTTGTAGACGCTGGCGATTTTGCCCAGCTGGGTCGCGATGGCTTCCGCCCCGGCCGCCCCGCCCCCGAAGTCATCCCCTAATGCTTGTACCGCCACGTCCACGGCCCCGGTGAAGGCTAGGATGTCCTCCTTCGCGATTCCGAGCTGCCCCGCTACCTTGGCAATATCCAGAAGGCCAGCCAGCGAGGTAGTGGTTGGTATCTCTTTCAGGCTCTGGGCCAGCTCTTCGGCAGCTTCCGCCGTGAGGCCCGTCGTTTTGCGTACATCGGCCAGCGAGGCACTGTACTTCAGGTTGGACTCAAAGCCCTGCTGCAGGGCCGTAGCCACGCCCTGAATGCCGTAGTAAGCCCCGGCCAGGCTCTGCGTCAGCCCGCCGAGGTTACTGGTCAGGCCCGCCGTGGACACGCCGCTGCTCTTTACCCCGACGCCATACTGTTTCAGGGCATTGGAGTTCTTGGTAAGCTCCGCATCGGTCTGCTTCAGCTCTTGCTGCAGGCGCTCCTGCTGATCCGCTGATAAGCCGGTGGCCTGCATCTGCGTACGCAGGGCCGCGGCGTTGGCGATGAGCTCCGTGCGCTGGGCGTTGAGGGCTGCAACCCCTTCCCGCAGGCTCTCGGCATATCGGCCCACGTTGCGGTAGCCCACGCCGGTTTCCTGGGTGAAGGTGCGCAGCTTTTCGTTTACCTCCGCCAACTGCGTTTTGAGCTGCTGAGCCTCCGCGCTGTTGTTGTCCATGCCGCCGGCGAGGCTCTTGAGCTTCGCATCCAGCTGCCGGGCCTCATTCTCCATGGCCCGAAAGCTGCCGGCCGCCGCGGTGAAGTCGGAGTTGGCACCGCGTAGGGCCCGGCTCAGGTTGTCGGTTTCGGCTTTGAGCTTGATGATTTCGCGGGCCGCTGCTTTGGCCGCTTCCATATCACCCGCCGCAAACGCTTTCTTCAGCGCATCCTGCTGCTGCTTCAGCGCCGAGTTGAGGCCCTTGGTGGAGGCCTCCGTGTCTTTCTGAACCTTGCCGAGGCCAGCCATCCGATCCTTCAGATCCTGCTGCTCCTTGGCCAGCTTGGCAATGGTGCCGCTCAGCTCATCCAGCGTAGTGCGGCTCTTGCGGCTGACGACGTTGACGTCCTCGAACTTGGCTTTGGTGCCGTTGATGGCCGCCAACACGGTAGCCAGGCCGGCCGCAATCTTCTGCGAGTCTCCTTCCAGGTTCTTCGCGAAGTTTTTGTAGTTGGTGTTGAGGCCTTTTACATTCTTGGTGAACTCAAGAAGCTCGGCTGCCCCCGGGCCGAGGCCGTCGAATAAATCTGAGTAGTTAATAGGTCCGGCCATCGTGCTCTGGGTTGATGTTAATGACCGTAAATTACGATATTAAGAGAAGATATAACGTATAGTTTCGTTATAAAAGTGACCCTTAGCCTGCTTAAAGAGGGGTGATTGCGGCCGGTTATGTGCTATACCCATCGTAAACGGGCATAAAAAAGCCTCCTTGGGGCGAGGGAGGCTTGATGGAAGAAAGTGCGGCTGCTCAGTACTGAAGCAGCGCCCGTTGCGGCATGACGTAGCGGGGCCGCTCGGCATAGGCCTTGGCGTAGAAGGCAAACAGGCGGTCGGTGTGGCCGGCCAGGGCCGCCAGACGTTGTTGGCGCCGCCGAGTGGCCAGACGCTTACGGGGTGATGCGGAAATGTTCATTGTAGAAGCGTGCAGGTGGGGAAACGCTGAAAAGCTTATTCGACAGGCAGGGCCGCACGGAATACGGTCCCGCGCGCCGGCAGTAGCCGATGGATGCGCTGGTTACTCATGGCCAGCACGGTTGATCGGAAGAAGGGCACGGCCGCCATCGTAGTGCGGTACCGGATCCTTGACATAACAGCCTTCTGCGTCAACTGCCCGCACCTGGTAGCTGCGGGCCTGCTCGCTGCCGGCAAAGGCCGCCCTGAACTCCTGCAGGCAGGAGGAAAAGCGCTGCTGCCATCCTTCCGGCATCGACTGGAGCTGCGCGCGGGGCATGATGAGGTAGTTAGCGTAGCTCAGGCCGAACCAGCGGTGCACCGCCTGATAGCCGGGGTGGAAGTGGTCGGCCTGGTGAACAGCCGGGGTGAGGTCGTTGGGTTGCGTGTGGCTCATGGAATTATGATTTGCTATGCCAGCCGTGCCAGCCAGGGGAGAGCATTTCCCGAACGTGGCGGCTGCCCCAGGGCCCCAGCCCTTCGCCGCCGTTGCGCCGGTCGCCATACTGGCAGAACAGCCATTGTTCGTACTGATCGAAGAAGCCGGCGTGCAGAAGGGCTTCCTGTTCGTTGAGGCGGGCGTCGGCGGCCAGCACCGACGACGTGACGGCCCGGTAAGCTTCGGCGATGCCGGCGGCCACTTCATCTTCTACCGCCCAGCGGGCTGCGCAGGCCCAGTCATCCAGCAGATCAGTCGCGGCCATTGTCGGGCATCATGATGTTGGAGCCGGGCATATCGTTGCCGTTGGTGGTGTGGTCTACTTTTACCGGAGCGAAGGCGCCCAGCACCTTGAGCATGGTCGTAGTGGCATCCTTGGCGTCGTGCAGCTCTACCGACAGCCCATAGCGGGTAGGGGTGATCTTCTTGATCAGGCCGCCGGCTTTGGCCTCCAGCACCTTCACCAGGCTCAGGCGAACTTCCTCTTTCGGAATCGTCTCGCCACTTACCCAGCGTTTGGCATCGGGCTTACGGGCCAGTTCCATTTCCATGCGCAGCAGCTCGACCTTGCGCAGGGCGTGAATGACGGCCTGCTTTTTCCGAAACTTCGTCTGCGACTTCTTATCGGTTATGAGGGCTTCGGCCGCAATGGCAAACTCCTGCTCAAACTCCATCTGCTCTTTGAACTCGGCGACGATTTCCCGCAGGGGCTTGTGGATGCGAGGGGTGTACTCTACTACCACCTTCTCCATCACATCCTCAATGGAGGCCCGGCCCCACTGGCTCATGCGTACCGTGGCCTCCTCCTGGCTCATGCCCAGCTCGATAGCCCGGGCCTTGATGGCGGCCAGAATCCGCTCATCCTTCAACAGGTCGCGGGCAGTCTGTTTGGCGCGGGCAGCGCTGTAGTTGGCCTCGCGGGCGGCCTGGGCTCCCTTCCAGTGCTGGGCATACTCTTCCACAAACCGTTGCTGCTGCTGGGTCAGGGGCTTGGTATCGGCGGGTAGCTCAGACGGTAGGGGCTGCTGGGTAGCCATCAGGGGCAGGGGGTAATAATCGGCAAGTAGATAAGCGGAAAAAGCCGCTGCTAGGCGGCAGCGGCGGCAGGAGCAGCAGTTTCCGACGTGTCGGGGCTACTCTCCGACGGCAAGGACTGCGCGGCTGAGTTGACGGCCATAACGAAGCGGGCCACGTCCTCGTCGGTAATGCCCAGCTGCTGGGCGACGCGGCCGATGTCCAGCACCGTGTTGATGGGTTGCCCGTTGGTGGTGTAGTCGTATTTCTGGGCTGGGTACTCCCCGAGCAGGTGCAGGATATGATCAATGGCCGTCATAGCGCAGTGCAGCTCTACGCCGGTTTCCACTACATCCACCGGCCCCTCGGCGGTTTGCATCGTGTAGCGCTGCTGGGTTACCGACTTGATCAGGTGCAGGTTCTGCTGGGCCTCTTCGGTGGTGAGGTTGATGCGGACCTGCTCGCCGGCTGGGGTGCTCACCACCTCCAGGAAAGACTGCATGCTGCCGCGGCCGATCTGGGTCAGACGCATCAGGGCTTCGGGCCGGGTGATGCTGGCCAGGCGGGTGCGCTGCTCGACGGCCGCGATAATGGCCGGATCCTTCAGAAACTCTTTGGCTATTTCAGCCGACCGGCGCGGGCTGTAGCCGGCCTTCTCAACGGACGAAACCGCCTGCCCACTTTCGGCGAAGAGTTCAACAAAGCGCTTTTTGCGGCGGGATAAGGCAGCGGCAGGAGTTGGGGTTGACATACCGGAAGAAGGGGTATTCGGGGTGGGTGATTAATTGTCGCAATTTACGGCATAATGATACGATATATCGTCGTAATTGCTGAGAAACGGTCTGAGATTGGGCAGAATGCTGGGAGAAGCCGGGCCGGCGGGTAGAAAAAATACGGGTAGGCTTCGGCCGATCTGGTAAACAGGTAACGAAAAGTAACGGCGGCCTCGGTGGTGCTGGGGCGAAATGGCAGGGTGCGCGAGCGAGGCCGTGGGGTGTTTGGGGCAAGGTCAGGATTCCCGACTTTGGTGGTTAAGGCGGTGGCCAGTATCCGACGTACCGGCGCTATGCCGCCCAAACAGGCGTTTATGGCTACTGAGGCGGGATTACTATTGCCCAACAACAGGGGCCACTTCCGGAAGCCGACGCAGCGTCCGAAAGTGGCCCATATGGTGTATGCTAACTCGTGCTCTACTTCGTGGCGGCGCCATCGGCGGGCGTTACCTACTCTGAAATCCGACGCTGGCCCCCTACTACAGGCTGTTATCTTCCCTTGGGACGGTGCTGCACCATCCCGGGGCCGGTGTTACGGCATGCGTAGGGAAGCCTCCAGCATCCATTGCAATAACGCCTGGAGCTTACGGTAGGGCTCTACCTGGTTCTGATCCATCGACTGATACAGCTTCAGTACATCTTCGCCCAGGATCAGCACCCCGTTGAAGCGCTCGACGATTCGGGCGTTGGCCAGATCCTCGTTCAGCTCATGCTCTATCTGATCGGCCAAGGACAGCGGGGCAAGCTCTCCCCCCGGTTCTGCCCGGTATACCGGAATATCTTCCCCCAGCCGCGAGCCCATGATCCGACGGAAAGACAGCTCGGTCTGAGTAGCTACGATCTGGCTGAACATTTCGAAGTGGGCCGGCGAACTGGTTCCGATGTACTCTTCCCGGCCGTCATATCCATCGAAGCAGCCGGCCAGCTCCTGATGCAGCGAGTAGGGGCGGATGCTTTCCGGATCGTCCTTGTAGGTCGGCTTCCAGGTGGCGGTATCATCCTTGTCGCCCTCGCCGCTCCACTCCCAGTCACCATCTTCCCCGTCGCCATACTCCTGCAGCGACCTGATCCGGTTCTCAATGGCGAAGCGTTTCAGGTCGCCCTCGTAGGTGGTGAAGAACCTATGCAGCGTGCCCAGCGCATGCACTACGTTGCGGTGCAACCCATGCAGGGAGTTGCGCAGTACCACCAGTTCATAGTAGCGCAGGGAACGGTCGATGAGGGACGAAGGTGTGTCTATGGCTTCTGCCTCCAGTTCCTGCTTCATCTCCTGTTGGTACTCGCGCATGGTTTCGCGGGGTACCGTTACGATTTCGTAGGTGGAGAGGCCGCGGAGGTAGGTATTGAAAAGTTGCGCCAACGTGTCGTCGGCTTGTAGGGGTTCCAGGATACGGTAACGCATGGCCAGAAAGAAGATGAAGTGAGCGGAAGAGGGCAACGGGGCCTACGCGGCGGTCCGGGAGGTGGGGGCGGTAGACTGAGCAGCGACAGATTCCCCGTTGGCCAGGGCGCGGGCCATAATGATCATTGGATGATCGGCCCCAATCTCTTCCTGGTATTCCTCAATGACCGAAGCCAGCTCCTTTTCCAGTTCCAGAATGCGCTGGTACACGGCCTGGGACAACTCGGTAAAAACCGACACGGCCGGGCCGGGCTGGATAGCGATTTTCACCGTGCGCTTTACCGAGCTGACCGTGACATCCACCATGCCGTCGATGGAGATGTACTGTAAAACGTCGTACTCCTGCTTGGTTTCGATCAGTACATTCTGCAGGCGGGTCAGGTAATCGAGGTTCGTGGTGGCCATGATAGGAGGTAGTTAGAAGTAAATGGAATGGGTGAAAATGAGATAGGTATCGGGCTAGAACGGGTCCTGATCATCATCCGACGTGCTGGGAGCTGCGGCACCGAGGATGCGGGTAGGGCTGCTGTATTCTAACGCCGCCGGGGCTTGGTTCATATCCTCGTAGCGGCCGTAGCGCAGGTCCGAGAACAGTACTACATCTTCCAGCGGGCCGTTGCGGTGCTTGGCGAAAATGATCTTGGTGGTGTTGGCAGTGGAAACGCCCATCGCATCTTCCATGATCTTGTAGTACTCCGGGCGGTGCACGAAGGCTACCACGTCGGCATCCTGCTCGATGGAGCCGGATTCGCGCAGGTCGGAAAGTACCGGCTCCTTCTCCCCGTCGCGCTTGGCTACCTCCCGGCTCAGCTGGGAGAGGGCCAGTACTGGCACGTTCAGCTCTTTGGCCACTTCCTTCAGGGCCCGCGAGATGCTGGCCACCTCCTGCTCGCGGCTGCCGCCGTTCCGGTCGCCACTCATCAGCTGGAGGTAGTCTACCACGATCCACCGGATATTGTGCTCAGCTTTGAGCTTGGTGGCTTTCGCCCGGAACTCGCCAATGGAAAGCCCCGGGGTTTGGTCGATGAGCATGGGCAGGTGGCGCAGCAGCTCGGCTTTGGGCCGGATCGTACGGGCCTCATCCAGGCCGCCGCGAAAGTCGCCCCGCGTCAGGCGGCTCGTCGAGTAGCTGGTGAGGGTACCGATCATCTTGGTGATCAGCTGCACATCGCTCATCTCCAGTGAGAAAAATACGCCGGGCAAGCCGATAGACGCGGCGGCCCGGGCCATGTACAGGGCCCAGGTGGTTTTGCCCATCGACGGACGGGCCGCGATGATGATCAGGTCGGGGGCCTGCCAGCCGCCGGTAATCCGGTCAACGGTCGTAAGCCCGCTGGTAACGCCGGTCAGGCCGCCCGGCTGCTGCGCGGCGTATTCGATTTTGTCCACCGTCTCGTCCAGCAGCTCCCATACGAACTTGGGCCGCTTGATCTGGAGCACGTCATGCAGGGTGTTCATCTCCGTGTAGGAGTCACTGATCAGCTGGTGGGCGTCGTAGGTCGGGGTATACGCCTTGGCCAGGATCCGGCGGGCCACATCGGCCATCTTCCGTTTGGAGTACAGCTCCATCAGGAATACGCCGTGGGTCTGCAGGTTGGCGGCCCCGTTCACCGAGAAGGTAAGCTGGGCGACGTAGTGCGGGCCCCCGACCTGATCCAGGCGGCCGTCGGCCTTCAGCTGGTGGGTAACGGTGAGGATATCCACCGCCTGGCCGACGTTGTAGAGTTTGCAGATAGCCTGGAAGATATACTGGTGCTTATCCTCGTAGAAAACCTCGTGGTTGCTACGGAACAGGGACATACCGGCCTGCAAACCGGATTTCTCCAGCAGCATGGCGCCGAGAAAGGACGCCTCCAGTTTGCTATCACTGGGCGGGGGCAGCGTTTCGGTGCGTTGGGGCGTTTTCATTCGATGACTTTGGTTTGTTGGCCGTGAATCTTATCCGCCAGACTATCGGAAGTCCGGGTCGGGGTGATGCCCTGGGTTATTTTTCCCTTTTGTGGCAGAGGCTGTTCTTTCCGTTTCCGGCACCAGGTGTCGGCGGTTTTCCACGCGTTGCGGTTTTTGGTGAGCAGCGGCGCCCAGTTGTCCATGTCCGAAAACACTTCCTGCAGCAGGGTCACACCCCACTTGGCGCGCAGGTCGTTGAATTTGTCGGCCGTTAGCGGCACTTTCATTTTCAACACCTGCGGGGCATTCTCCTTTGCCCAGGTCTGCCATTTGGCAAAGCGCTCCTGAATCTTCTTCTGTTCAGCGGCCAGCTCCTCACCCTGCAAAGAAGACTCGCCACCACCCGCCGGCGAAGCCGCGGTAGGTATAGGTTCTTCCTTGATATTTACCCTTGTATTTAAACTGTTATTTATACTCGCAGATTTTGCGAGAGGCTCCCGCAGATTTTGCGGGAGCTCTCTCGCAGATTTTGCGGGAGCCTCTCGCAAAATCTGCGAGAGGTTGTCCGTACCTCTCGCAGATTTTGCGAGAGGTATCTCATTTTCTTTGTTTTCTAGAGACGAGTAATTAGCAGCAGTAGGGGCTGGGTAAACCATACCTGGTACCGTCGGCGTGATTGTACGTCGGCAGGATTCCGGTTTTTTTTGATCTACAACTCGCTGAATGAGTCCTGCATCAGCTAGTTGCTTAATAGCATCGCTTACTGACCGCATTGATAGTATACACCGTTTGCTAAAGTGATCATCCCTAGCAAAAACTTTATTGTGAGGCTTGTAGAGATCAATTATCTCAGATAAAACCAAGCGAGCAGCCCAAGTGACAATGTCGCTTGACAAAGCCAATACTTCAGGTGGAACAATGAGTGCTCGGTTATTAATGGACATGGAGCAGGCAATAGGCACACGGCTGACGGAGGGCCAGCTGCGGGACCAAGAGTAAGAAAGTCGTCAGTCCTGTTACCGCAGGAAATTGAACTATAGAAAGAGGATCGGCGAGAATAATTGTCTTCTTAACTGAACGTCTTCAGGAATTAAGCGGTGTCCACAAGGCGAAGCGCAAGACATAAGAGGCCATACATTGGCGACCTCTAGGAGCAAGCATGATAGGCTAACTGGCGTTATAGTCGTTCATCAGTTGTTGCAGCGCATCCACGGACGTATTGTGCTCAGGCGCATGTAGCAGGAGGCAATAGATTTCCGAGATGAGGCGAAAGATGGTCTCTGGAGCAGCGTCGTGCGAGTAAGCCACATATATGTGCTGCACCAGCATCTTCATGCGGTCAACATCGATCAGCGTGGAAGAGCAGTCGGTATCGCTGTTTGTGGTTTTGGGTGTATTTTGTGACATAGTGAACTGGAGCAGTACCAGTTCAATGAAGCGCTTGGGGTCTTTTGCGTCCAGCAGCATCTCGTAGAGGTGGCGAGCCGCTTCCATCATATTATGGCTACCCTGCCCGGCGTGGCCTTTCATAAAGCGCTCCATGTGCTGGGCAATCGTGGCCTGATCTTCGGCCTCCGTAGTGCCCGGCCGGCGCAGGGCCCGGCGCATCTGCTGTTGCAGCTTCTCCCCGTCCAACAGGGCCACATCAATCAGGTTGTACAAGTCCAGCCAGGCCGCTACTGCTTCTTCCGATTCAGCATCGATCCGCTCTAGCTTCTCCCGGTTTGGGTAGGGGCTAGAAATGTAACTTAAGTAAGATTGTGCCCGGCTATTGCCAAAGTAGGTCTGCACGAACAACCGGGGGTGAGTATTAATACGCTGGGCAATCCGCTTTTTCAGTTGTAGTATCCGGGTGGCATCGGCCTGCTGGATGCAGTAGATCAGGGCTTGTTGCAGTTGCAAACCCGCCTGTTGGGTGAAGCCGGGCCGGGCAAGCAGGGAACTTACTCTGCGGGCTTCCACAAGCCCGATGGCTGACGTGTTGGCCATGTATTCCAGGGAATCCTTCAGCCAGTCCTGTAGCAGCTGCGGCTCTTCAGGAGCCGACGGCTCCGGCATACCGGGTATGGTGATAAAATCGGGGTTCAGGGCTTTCGTCGAGGAACCGGCAGCGCGTTGCGAAGTGGATACGTTGATTTGGTGAGATTTCATTTTCTTTGTGGTGAGTTAGTAGCTCATGAAGAATTGAAATGCGGGCGCCCGGCCAGGGGTGCCCGTTTCTTTTTGCCCGATTA